CTTCAGCAACAGACGCAACTGCGGCTAACGCTATGATTGATGCACTATTTGGTGCGGCTAAACAATTAGATGCAAACTACGTACCATCTGAAGGCAGAAAATGCTTCATCAGATTGGAAGAATACTACAAACTAGCAAACGCTACAAATGCAGTCAATGTTGACTTCAGTGGTGGAGCTAACGGTGGTGTTGCTTCAGGTAGAGTAGTTAAAATTGCAGGGATTGAATTAGTACCTGTAGCTCACTTTGTAGCTTCTGACGTTACTTCAGGAGTTGATGCAGGTGCGGCTATTGGAACAACTCCTCAAGCAGTTAACTTGACTAACTATGTTGCACTTGTATCTCACCCTTCAGCAGTAGGAACTGTTAAGCTAATGGATTTAGCTGTTGAAAAAGAGTACGACATCAGAAGACAAGGTACTTTGATGGTAGCTAAATACGCAATGGGACACGGTGTGTTAAGACCAGAAGCGGCAGTAGGTATCAAAGAAGCATAATACTTCTTAACTTATACAGGGCGGAGATTAACACAGACAATCCGCCCTGTGTACTCACACAAAATTTAACTTAAAGGATATATGGCAACACAAATTACACCTACTACAGAATTACAGTCGGTCAACATTATGTTGAGTACGATTGGAGAAGCACCTGTTAACTCAATTACAGGAACTACTACAGTAGATGTATCAACAGCTATAAATATTCTTAACGAAACTTCAATGTCCATTCAATCTCAAGGGTGGAATTTCAACACACATATAAATTATAAATCTTTATCAATCGACAGTGATGGTAAAGTACCCCTTCCTTCAAACTGCGTTAAAGCAGACGCAAACTCCTCTTACAGATATTTAAACTACACAATTAGAAACGGCTACTTATATGACATGGATAATCACACAGATGTCTTTACTTCAGCACCTGCAAGTGTTGATTTGGTTCTAGTACAACAACTGGAACACTGTCCTGAATACGCTAGACAATATATTACAATGAAAGCGGCAAGAAGATTTGCTTCAAGATTTATAGGTGATAAAGAAATTACTCAATTAATAGGTCAAGATGAGAATGAAGCTCTAATGGCATTTCATCAAGCAGATAGCCAAGAGGCTGACGTTAATATTCTTAAAGGTGACAGCAATACATTTTCTATAATTAATAGAACACCTCGTAGGACTTACTAATGGGAAGCGTAGTATCGCAATCAATTCCTAATTTCTTGAATGGTATGTCCCAACAGACACCCACTCAAAGAGGTATCAATCAGGGAGAAGACCAAATAAATTTACAAAATGGTTTAGTTGATGGTTTAGCTAAAAGACCACCTTTAGATTATATAGCAACATTGGATAGTTCTAATATTTATTCTAATAAAACAAAATTTTGGTCTATACAAAGAGATGCTTCTAATCAGTACATTGTAGCTTTATACAATGGAGGTATTAAAGTATTTGATTTAGCAGGTAATGAAAAGACAGTTACTATTGCAAGTGGTTCAAGTTATTTAACTTCAACTAATCCTAGAGAGAATTTTAAATTAGTTAATGTTGCAGATTACACTTTCATTGCTAATACAAATACAACAGTTACAGCAGACAGCACTACGTCTGCGGCTAAAGTAGAAGAGTTTTTAGTTGTTTGTAAATTAACAAACTACGGTAGAGAATATAAAGTAGCATTGAAACACCCTTCAATGGCACAAGAGCTAGAAGTTATCTTTCAATTACCTACTGGTAATGATGCGGCTACAGATGCAAAATTTAGAGATACTAATAAAATTACAGACATACTTTTAAAAGGTACTTCAAGTACACATTGGGATAGTGCTGCAAACGGTATTGGTTTTAAAGTTGTTAACACTTCTACTGGTTCATCAGTATCTACATCACAAGGATTATCTAATTATTCTGGTTTTACTTCTCATTTTACATTTGAAGAGTTTGACAGTGTAATTTATGGAAAACCTACTGATGGTAATGCGGCTTATACTATAACTACTTCAGATGGTTCTGGTAATACAGCCATGTATGCAATCAGAGATGAGATACAAGATTTTAGTAAACTACCTTTCTACGCAAAAACAGGTGTGATTATGAAAGTAACTGGTGAAGAAGGTGATGAACTATCAGATTACTATGTAAAATTTTCAGGTAAATCAGGTGTATGGAATGAGACACTAGCACCTGCAACATCACTAGGAGTTACAAACTCTACAATGCCTCACGCATTGATTAACAATAATGACGGTACATTTACATTTCAAGAATTAACATGGACTGACAGAGTGTGTGGTGATGCAGATAGTAACCCTAACCCAACATTTATTGGTAAAAAAATTAATAACTTAACCTATTACAAAAATAGATTAGGTATTTTATCAGGAGAGAATTTAGTATTAACAGAAAATGCTTCTTTCTTTAATTACTTTGCAACAACTTCTACACAAGTTTTAGACACTGACCCTATTGATATAGCGGCTAGTGGTACACAAGTTAACACACTTAAAAACTCTGTAGGATTTAATGAAAGTTTATTATTATTTTCTGATACAGCACAATATAAATTAGATAGTTCTGGGGAAAGTATTTCACCGACTTCAGCTATACTTAATGAAGTATCTTCATTTGAACATGATGATAAAGTTACTCCAGTATCAGCAGGTAAGTTTGCATATTTTGCACAAGCAAGAACTTCAGGTACAGCAATAAGAGAATACTTTGCTGATGATGACACATTAACAAATGATGGTATGGATATTACTGTTTCAGTAGGAAACTTAATACCAAGTAACTGTTATCAAATTGTATCTAATACAACAGAAGATACATTAATATTTTTAACTTCAGCTACAGGTGATACTCAAACAGCACCTTTCAGTGGCACTGCGTCTTCTACAGATGCAGACACTATGTACATCTATAAGTATTTCTTTGATGGTGGCGAGAAAGTACAAAACGCTTGGTCTAAATGGACATTTACAGGTGCTAAAATTATAGGTGCTATGTCTTTAGAAAGTTTTATCTATGTAGTAATTTCTGAAGGGACTACTACAAAATTAGTTAAAATAGATTTAAGAAATTTAAAAGATGCCACTATAGGACATGGTGTTTATATTGATTTGAAAACGTCAGTGACAGGTACATACGCAAGTGGTACTGGCTTAACAACATTCACGTCACCTTATGGTGCTAAAACTGGTTTAATAGCTGTAGATAGAAATAACGGTAACAATTACACAGCTACAAACACAGCAGGTTCTACGTATACAATCGTTGGAGACCACACAGATTTATATATTGGTGTGCCTTATGAAAGTAAATACACACTATCACCTCAATATGTCAGAGAGAATACTGGAAGAGGATTAGTAGCGGTTACTTCAGGTAGATACCAAATAAGAAATATATCTTTTAATTTTGAAAACAGTGGGTTCTTCCAAGTGGAAGTTACTCCTACAAACAGAGATAAATCTACAAGTATTATGAATGGTTATATCATTGGTACTGCAACAAGTATCATTGGACAACCTGCTATTGCAACAGGAACTTTAAGAGTACCAGTTCAATCACAAAATTCAGAATTTACTTTAGATATAAAATCTTCATCACATTTACCTATGTATATTTCAGGTGCAGAGGTTGAAGGTTATTATCACAACAGAGCAAGAAGAATTTAATGAAAGAAAATTACGTAAGAAAAGCAGAATTAAAAGATGCTTTAGAGTTAGCTCCTAAAATGAGAATAGGAGATAGAAAAGAAATTATGGCTTCAAATGGTTCAACACCATTAGAAAGTTTAGTTATACCTTTTACACAAAAAGGTGCAAAGATTTATTCTATTATAGGTACAAAGTCAGAAGGTGTAATTGGAATGTTTGGGTCTACTCCTACTAATGAAAAAGACTACGGTGTAGTTTGGTTATTATCTAGTGAACATTTATTTAGACACATTAAACAGTTTATTAAAGAGTGTCCTAAATGGGTGCATGACATGAGTAAAGATTATGAACATGTCTACAATTTTGTAGATGAAAGAAATTGGAAAAGTTTAAAATGGTTACAGTTCTTAGGATTTGAACCAAAAAGAAAAATAGGAGATTTTGGTGTTGGAAAAATACCATTTATATTAATGATGAAAGAGGTAAATAAATAATGTGTAATGCTTACGCACAAGCAGGTCTAGCAATAGTAGGACAATATCAGGCTTATCAACAAAAAAAAGCTGACAACGCAGCTATTAGAAGAGACCAAGATGCAACAAGACGAAACGCCGATAGAGGGTATTTACACGACCTTAACAAAATTGACCAAGAGAAAGTTAATGCTGATATGGAGAAAGCAAAGGCTGAACTTAAAACTAAAGCAACAAGAGATGGTGAGATTGCACAAAAAATTAATTTAGGTAACGCAAACAATACAAAAATAGTTCAATCTATTGGTGCGTTATATGATGAAGACTGGAATGAAATTACAAGCGGTTACGATAAAGACATGCAATTATTTGCTAATCAGAAAACGGAAGCATACGCTAACCAAGTAAAAACTTATAACAGTTTAAAACCACCTACAGACCCATCAAGAGCAGGATTAATTATTGGTATCGCTACAAGTGCTAATGAAGGTTACCAACAAAATGAAAAAGATAAAGCGGCAAAAAAACAATAAAGGATAATAATGGCTGAATATAAAAGACAAGGAACAAATAAATACTATGGTGCAGGTAGTGCGGGGTATGTATCATCAGGTAGTAGTGTTGATGGTTTGGCTAAATCTTTAACTGACGCAGGTTACAAAATTGGTAAAGCAAATGAATTAAGAATTGATAGAAAAAAAGATGCGGCTATTGCAAAGATAGACGAGATGTATGCAACAGGTAAATCTTTTGAAACTATACAAGCAGAGATTATTTCAGGGAAACACCCAGAGTTAACTGGTAAATACATTGATGCTACTACAAATTATCATGCAGGAAAAGTTAAAGCACATGAAGTTATTAATGCTATAACACAAGGCAAAGAAGATAATAATTATGACATTACAGATGAAAGCACTAATCTTGATATGTTTTATAAACAATATATGCCTGATACGAAGGCAATGGATAGTGCAACTTTATTAGGGTTTACTTCTAATTTTAATAAATTTAGAGCAGATGCCGCTACACAAGATGCTGAAGCTAGAGCAGGTGAAGCTCTAAAAGTTAAAAATGAAGAAG